TAATATTTCAGTCACTTTGCCCTTGGCGTCCAAAATGCCAAATTGACTGCTGAAAACGGTGGCGATACCTTCTCCTGCATCCTCCCAGCCTTTCTTTACCAATTCTGCCGCTGCAACAAGTGGCCGAGCTAAATGCTCGACGTTTCCTTTGTATTGGGCTACCATCTGTTGCCCGGCAAGGAATCTTTCCGAGGATGTGTCATTCTTGTACTGGGCATCAATTTCTTTTTTTTGTAACTCAAATAGCTTTTTTTCTGCTTCTTGTATGGCTCGCGCGCGCTTTTGGTAGTCGAGGTCTATTTGCGCAAGTTTCTTGGCCGTTCCGTCTTTCATGGAGTCAACCTCGGCCTGTAACGCATCGTCCCGGAGCTTTTGCAGTTTCTGATTGAGTGCCTTCAGGTTGCGCTCTTGGTCGGATGCGGCCTTTTCTGCGGCGCTTTTGGCTTCATCACGGGCTTTTTTTGCCTCCGCGTTGAGTTCGGCAGGGGTTTTTACTGTATATAGTTTCTCTGCTGCAGGAGCAAGCTTTTCGATGCCGGCATTTATCGCTGCAATGAAGGCATCTACATCTCCTTCATAGCCCTCGTTTATCTGCTTCCAGATGTCATCTCCTTCTTCGCCCATCTTTTTTAGGGCTGAAATGAATTCTTCCCGGAATTTAGATAATCCTGTTCTGCTTTCCGCAAAACCTTTGGCACCCCATATTGCATTCGGACCGCCTTGCCCCATATCCGCGTAAATGTTTATTGCCTTTTCATATTCTTTTCTGTATTCTTTTAAAGCGCGGGAATAATTGGTATAGGCGTCGCCAGTTTGTTCAATACGGGCTATACTTTTTTTCTCCTCTGTAATAAGCTCTTGGGCGGCTTTG